GCGGAGCCGAAGGCGATGATATGTTTACTGTTGTTGAACAAGGCGAAATGGGTAATACCGAGAGATACATGAGGTAGTGATTATGTCATGGGAAGATATTCTAAAGCAACCTTCGCTAACCCCTCAAGAGGAACAAGAGATTCAATCCATGATGCGATTTAGAAACATGGATAGGGAATCTGCGGAGAAGTCTGTTAGGCGTAAGTATGGTAAGTTGGGGCAAGTGAGGCAACCTGTAGGTAGGTTGACGAAAGAGGATATTCTAAAGCGAAAGCCCAAGTCCGGCCCTAGAGAAGCCGCTCGTAAGAGAATGAAGGCTAAGGGGCTAAGGTCGTTCAATAAACCGCAACGCCTCAACGATGATTCGGATAAATCGCACCATGTCATGGCTTCCGAAGGTGGGAAATACAAATACATCAAGTTCGGACAGAAGGGCGTCAAGACCAATCAAACTGCTGGACAACGCAGAGCCTTCAAGTCACGCCATGCAAAGAATATCAAGCGTGGAAAAATGTCTGCGGCTTATTGGGCTGATAAGGTCAAGTGGAATCCAAGCAAGACCAAAGAGAAGAAGAACAAGAAATGGCGGAAGGGTTCGTGATGTGGAAAGATGTTTTGAAAGCACCCTTTGATACTAGGGAATATGAAGAGGCTACTTTTTCTATGGCTGGTTTAAGGAAGTTCCTAGTTGAGTTCCTAGACGAGCGGATTAGAGGCGCAATAAGGACACGGCGAAGGCCAAGAAGAGATGAAGACGGTAGGACATATACAGTAACGATAAACAAATACAATCTTAATCGTAAGGATTCGGAAAATTTGGGTAAACTGCTAAGAAAGGACCGAACAGATTTCACCGAGAGAGTGAAAAAGATATTTAGAGAAGAATACAACATGGTTAATGTCAAATTTAACCGAGGGCCTTGGTATGAAGACCACTATGGGGTTCTTGAGTTTACCTTCCAAATCAAGGATGGGCTTTGAGGTTCGTGAGGCCCAAAGCAATTAAAAAGGCGAACCACTACATTTTGATTAGGGGAATTGGTCATGGCTGAAAAAAGGCGATTCTCCTTCACCAATCTCTTCCGTAGGACGACCCCTACACCGGCTGACCGAAAGGTGTTCAATGTCGGAATTCAAGAGCGTGAAAACTCTTACATGATGACGGCTCCATTGGTTTACAATGTCGTCAATCAGTCCGTTATCGTGCGAACCTGTATTACACAACTCAAGCAGGAGATTTTTCGCCGGGGCTATGTTTGGGAAAAGGCCTACGAGTCCCGTTGTAATTCTTGTCAAAAGACTCACAAGATGCCCGTAGAGGTTTGTGCTAGATGTGATTCTCCGGATTTGAAGAAGCCCGACCCAAAGCAATTGGAATATGCCGAGAACTTCATTGAAGGATATGTGAACAAGTCCGAACAGAAATTCATTGATGTGTTCAAGGAGTTGGAAGATGACCTCAACATTATGGACGACGCCTACATTGTTCTCGTCAAGGAATACTACTTGGACGGCAATGGAAAAATCCGTATGCATCGCATCAAAGAGTTGTTCCGTGGCGACCCCGTGACCATGAGCATTTACGCTGATGAGGTTGGGATTAGAGGAACCAAAGGCTTCACTTGTATCAATCACCGTTCGTTCTTAGCCCAAGAACCTCATGAGCCATGTCAAGAGTGCCGTGGTCCTGTTTATCCGATTCATTATGTCAACAGAGCAAACGGTGAGGAGCAGTATTTCATTGAGGGAGAGGTTCTTCACTTTAGCAAATACAGTCCTAGTAGACTCTATGGACACTCGCCCATTCTTACATTGTTTAACAACATCATGACGCTCATTGCTATGGAGAATTATGTCAATTCATCTTACACTAAGAGTCGTATGCCGAGAGGCTTACTTGCCGTGCAAACCCGTAACATGGACTCTATGGCGGCATTTTGGCGAGGCGTAAAAGAGCGCATGGAACAAGACCCCCACTACATTCCTGTTATGGGTATTGAAGCAGAGAACGGTAAGGGTTCTGTTGAGTGGATTAAGTTCATGGATAGCCTCAAAGAAATGGAGTATGTTGCAGTTAAGGACGATTTGCGTGACCGTATCTCTGCCTTCTATGGCGTAAGTAAGGTCTTCATGGCCGACAATACAACGAGTGGTGGTTTGAACAACGAGGGTATGCAAATTCTTGTGACGAATCGTGCCGTGCAAATGGCGCAGAATGTTTACAACAACTATGTCTTCCCCTTCTTGACAAAGCAATTCGGTATTACTGATTGGGTCTTGAAACTGCCTCCAAGCGAAGAGGAGGACGAAGTTGCAGTTTTGCGAAAGCGTGAGTTAGAAGTCAACATTGCCGCCTCAACCAAGAATCTTGGGTTTGAAGTTGACATGGACGAAGATGGTAACTTTACTTTCTCTAAGCCGGAGCCCAAAGAAGAGGAGGCTCCGGAAGAAGGACCGGTTGAAACCAATCCGATGGCCGGTTCCAACATTGACCAAAGAGAATTAGCAGAGGCTCAAATGGCTTCTTTGGAAGAAGGTTCTAAGCCTCAAGAGAACCCGCCAGCCACAAGGAATAAAGCGAGGATGAGCGTAGGACCCGATAAGAGGCTTACAGGATTGCCGCAAGATGCTGGTAATCAAAATGTAGATAGGAGAAGCGAAGGGAGAGTGAGATGATGAATTGGAAAAATATCCTAAAGGAAAAGTTTGACCATGATGTTGAAGATGTTAAGGGCTTTCATCCTAAATATAAGCATCTCGCTTATTACGAAGCCAAACCCTACTATGGTTCTTATCTTATCACTTCTCCCGCAAAAGATGGTTCTATTTTGATGAGCGAAGATGATACTAGGGCCATGTTTGAAGATAGAATGGATGAGGGCTACGGATATTTTGTGGATGATTATCTAGATTTTTTTGAGAAGGAGGAATGAGTATGAGTGATGCGGCACGAAGAGAAAAAGAGTTGGTGAAAGAGTTGGCTAAGGTCCGTTCACAAAGAGCGGCAGAAGACAGAACGGTGAGAGTGAGTCGGGATTATTCCCTTGGTGGCTTGCCTCCCGATACTACGCACAAAGCAAAGCGTGGTTCTGCTGATACGCCCGATGTGGTCCAACTCCCTCTGCGTAAGCGAAACCGAACCGAGAACAAGTGGTGAGGCTCATGTCTTACATGGATATTCTCAAACTCAAAGTTGATAGCCAAGAGGCTAAAGACGAGTTGATAGAAGAATTATCCCAAGATTTAGAAGAACTTCAAAACTTTAGACCTGAATTGGTTGGCTCAAAGAAAAGACCTAAATCAAAACCAAGTAGAAAGGTCGGTCAAAAAAGAGGCAAGAAAACGAAAATCCCTACAACTATTGGAGGGAAATACAAGACCTCCGTTAGGCAGGAATTTGAAGTAATCTTAAGAGATATTACAAGAGCCATTGAAGAACAAAAACTAGCCAATCGTGTTAAGGGTGAATCTGAAACTGATATTACCTATATGGGTCGTAAAATTAGGTTGACTACTCCGGAAAAGGCACTTCCTAGAATTGCTTTTACTTTTCTAGTTGATTCTGTCAAAGAAGAATTAGAAAACGCTAAGAACGCCGAAATTAGGGAAACTAAAGAAAGAGATACCGGCCCCAAACCAAACCTCACTCCTAGGGAAGCAACTTCCGAAGAACAAAAGAAGCGAGTTGAAGAACAAATCAATTCTACAATCAAAGAAGGGGGAGGTAAGAGTGAATTCAATTACGAACTCTTGGAAGAACAAATCAACAATCTTCTAGATGTAGAGGACTTCTTGCAATATTTAGAAGAAGGTCGCTCTACCGTCTATCGTAAGAAAATCGGAATGGTTGTTGAGAGCGCAACCAAAGTCTTTGATTTGTTTGGCTCTCTACTCAAGAGCGGTTCGGATATTAGTGCTATCCTCAAGACAATCCTTGAGGAGTTAAAGGAAACTGAAAGGAAAGCCACTAACCTTTTGTCTGAAGATAAATTCAAAAAGCACCCCTATGATGCTGGTGTTCTTCGTGAGTCAATGAAGGCAATCCAAGATTATCTCCGATTTAGAGTTCAAACCTCAAAGGATTATCACACCCTTACAACGAGGACCGTTAAGGTGCTTAGAAACCTCGCTGAATTTGTAGATAGTGCTTGGAAACACTCTATTGGAAGAGGACCTATCAGCCTAGATTACAATCTTTTAGGGGACAGTCTTTCGGAACAAAAAAACAATTTTTCTTTCTTGAAGATTCTTGCTAGGAATGACCAAGAACACATGTATCGCTACGCCCCAGAGAATAAGAACATCTTGATGAAACTTGTTGATATGAAAGGTAAGGGTAAGAGATACATCAAACATAGACCCGGCAAAGGGGAATCTTTATCCAAAAAACAAGAAAATCAAAACAAACTGTATGATAAGTATCTCAACTTGGGCCTTGGAATTACAAGCGTCTTTACTGATTTCGTTGAAGGACCCGATAAAGACGAAAAATCTGCAAGTAAATTTCTCCAAGACTTGGAGAGTCAAGGGTTTAAGCAAAGAAAGGTTGCGGGTAAGACAGAATATAAATTCACTCATGAAGACGAGGATGCAACTTTCACAACTCCTAACGGTAAAGTCTACAAAGTCGGTGATGTAATTGATGCCGAAGAGTATCTTGCTCTTATTGAGGAATACAATCCAAAGGACACTCTTCTTGATTATATTGCTAGCCAATACAAGAGAGATGAGGGACGCATTCTAGATGTGCGAATGGATAGGCAACTCAAAGGGCAATTGGATAAACTCAAAAGTAAAATTGACTCTATGCTTTCTTCTAGAATGGAAGAAAAGCCCGACCTTGAAATGAATGTGCCAACTACATTCAAAGATGTTAGAGAACAGAGGCTCAAAGAAGAGGAGGAGTAATCATGTGGGAAAGAATTCTCAAAGAAGATGTGCGTAAGGAATACAGTCCGGTGCTTGACACCTTGGATGAAAAGAAGCGAAAGAAACTCAAGAAGACTCTGCAATCAACAGAGCCTACAGAGTATTTCGGACAAGACTTTACTCGCCTTGGTGAGTTGATTGACATGCTCAAGGAATTAGAGTTTGTCAAATCGGACGAAAAACTCAACAAGAGATTCAAGTCCATTGACGAAAGGAACATTGATATGTTGGCCCTCTCTAGCAAACTCCGTAAGGAATACGAATTGTTGTATCGCCAACTTCGTGAAATCGTTTATCCAAAGAGAAAGGGGGATTTGAGAGATGAGTGATACACAAGAAGAAATGTTGGGTGTGTTGAAGGCATTGGTTGAGCGTATTCAGTCGCTTGAGAAGACCGTGTATCATCAAGACAATTTGTTGATGAAGTCCGGATTCGTTGTTGCTCAAACTCCTGTTCCTTCTATGAATGCATCTACTATGCCCACAGATGATATGATTCACAAAATGTCGTGGGACGACATTGAGAAATTTGTAAACGGACGGTGATACCATGCCCGAAAAACTGACGAGAGAAGAAGCACTAGTGGCTAAGACGATTGAGCAAGTGCGTATTGTGAAGGAACTTATTCAGCAAGAGAATGAAGTTATGTTACCTTATGATGATGGGATGGAAGAAGTCAAGGTCAAGCGACCTAAGGCTACAACCACCAAAGTTACCAATGAAGGTAGCGATGAGAACGGATTCGGTTCTGCTGGCGAAACTGTTGAATTCAAATGAGTGGTCTAAATGGCCTCTGCTGGTTTGATGGTGGGCAAGGTCAAAGCGCCTGCCTCGGATGAAATTCTTTCTCTCTTTGAAAAGGTCCGAGTTGCTTACCTTTCAGCCAAAGAGGACAAGAAAGAATATGGCGGTCGTTGGAGAAACGCCTTAGAAGAAATTGAAGAAGCCTTTGATTCTCTTTCCACTCTTGGAAAGGAATTGAAGAATTTCTTGGACGAAAGGCATCTTAACGACGATGATGCAAAGGACCCGGAAAGCACAACTGCTCGTATTATTTACGAGGCTATCAAAGACATGCGATTTGAATCCGACAAGGTGCAAGACCCATTCGCAGACCGTTTTAAGGGCGATGTGTTGGAAGCATTACTCAGCGATATTGGCATGATGGTGAAATTTATTCACTATGCTATTCGTTCCGATGATAAAGCATTATCGGGGAAGTTCTACGAATCTAAAGAGTTGCAACCGGATGAGATTACGAATGGTTTAGATGGTCTTGACTTAGAAGTTGATGATGTTCCTCTTTACATCATTGAACATTATGGCGACGATAAAGATTCTAGAAAAGTAGAATCTCAATACAAGAAAGCCAAAGCAATTCTTGATGAAATGATTCTTTCCGAATCTTCCGAAGAGGAATTAGAAGAATTGGAAGAAGTGGATTTGCATAAGGCAGAAAAATCCGAAAAGGAAAAGGCCGTAAGTCAATTCATTATTCCAAACAAGCCGATGTATCGTATCTTTGATATTGACGACATGAAGGAACTTAAAGGATTCAGCGGAGAATATGTTGTTCAAGAAAAATACGATGGTATGCGTATTCAAATTCATAAGATTGACAACAAGGTTCAAATTTTCTCCTACAACAAGAAAGACATTACAGAGAAGTGTTCTTCTCAAGTCAAGGAGTTGCAAAAGAAATCCTACGGTGATTGCATCCTTGATGCAGAACTGATTTTGTTTGATGGGGACAAGGCCCTCCATCGTGCCGATACAGTAGCCCATGTTTTCCAAAATAAATACAAAGAGGCTAGACTCCGAGCGCATGTTTTTGATATTATGCGCCATGAGGCTCAAGACCTTACGGATACGCCTCTGCGTGACCGAATCAACATTCTCTTCAACAATTATGCCGTTAAGTCGTCTTCGGATTTGGTCTTCCCTTCAAAGAAGGATACGAGGATTGCTGACTCCTTGAAGGACATTGACGATTACGCCAAGGAAATTATGGACATGCCTACGGCAGAAGGCGTGGTCATTAAGGACATTGAATCTACTTATTTCATCGGGACAAAGAAGAATCCAAAGTGGATTAAGTGGAAGAAGTTTGTTGATTTGGACATGTTGGTTTTGGATAAGAAATCAACAAAGTCGGGCTTGTATTCCTACTCTCTTGGCGCTGGTCCCGTTGCTGATGAAGACGAGGGCAAGCACATTGTAGAATACGAAGGCCGACGATACATGAATGTTGGAAAGGCACTTAACACCAAGATTAAGGCAGATGTTGGACAAATCATTCGTGTGAAGGTTGACGAGGTTAGAGAAGATAACGGAAGATTCACTCTTTATTCGGCTAAGGTTGTAGAGGTTCCCGAAGTGGAATTACCGGATAAGATTGTCACTTTACAGATGCTTTCGGGAGATACTAAGCCTTCTATCAAATACAAGGCATTGTCCTTGAAGAAAGGCATTGGTATTACTGATGGTATTCATGGAACTGCAATGATTATTGCAAAGAGTATGGATGGGTTTACTATTTACGGTTTCCAAGAGAATAATCTCATGGCTAAGAATGCTCTCCAAGACTTGGACATGTGGAAACAAGAAGCGGAGCAGATGATGAAAACAATGCAGAGTAATGTTCGCTCCGCCGTTATTCGTTATGTCAAGGACGCCACTTCTAGAAATAAAGAAGTGACAGTCAAAGAGTTGGATGAATTCTTATCCCGCAACTATGCTAATGAGTATTCTAGTTTGTTTGAGAACAAGCAAGACTTCCTTAAATTCCTTAAGGGGCAAAAAGAATTGAGTCATTTCTTGGATGCTAGTGAATACATTACTGTGCGGGGCAACAAAGTCTTTGTTGATGAGAGTGTTTTACAAAAAGAAGAGGAGCCGTCTAAATTCAAGGTGTATCTTCGTAAAGATGGCAACTTGAATTTCTCTGTTCGTCATAAAGGTGAGAATCTTATGTGGACGATTGACTTACAGACCGACGATGACATTTTCTCTTTGTTCGGTAAAGCAGTCAAGTATCCTGCTGAGATTTCCGAACAACAAGATACTCATGACCTCTTAGATGAAGGCGATGTTACCGTTGGCGTTCAGCGACATGGATACCACGAATACATCTTGAACGGTAACAAGTTTGAAACCAAACTACACTTCCGAGTTGTAGAGATGGATGGTGAGAAGACTTGGATTGCTTGGACGGGCTATGAGCAAGACCCTGTTGACCCCGATACAGATGAAGGGGTATGGAATATCTATAATGATAAGTTCAAAAGTATAAAATTGGATAAAAATACGGATAAGGTTAAATAGTCAATTAGAGAACGAGGAGTTGAGAAGAATGTCTTCCATCGTTAAGGCTGAAACTCATGAGGATTTCAAAATCATCAAGAGCGACAAACTAATGATTGGGGGATATGCTTCTATTGAAATGGTGGACAAGCAAAACGACCTCATTACCCTAGAGTCATTGAAAGAAGCCGTTAAAAAATTCATGGAGCAGAAGAGTTTTCGGAATGTAATGACCAATCACTCAAATGTTCAAGTCGGAGAAGTAATTGACAGTTACAGAGATACAAGCGGGAGGCTATGGAAAACAGAAGTGGATGATGTTGGCTTCTTCGTAGTGATTAAACTCCGTGATGATATTGAAAAAGCAAAAGAAATTGGACGAGGCATTCGCAAAGGAACATTGAGGTCTTTTAGCATAGGAGGACAGGCGCTACAGAAAGTGAAAAAGCGAAGTGAAGAGTTGGGCGAATACAACGAGATTAGCAAACTTGAACTTCATGAAGTGACCATCTGTGAAAAAGGAATCAACCCCGAAGCGAAATTTGACATTTTGAAACAACAAAAGGTGAAAGACATGACGAAATTGGAAAAAGCATTGGCGGAATTGGACACTCTTCTCGCAGAAGTGAACACTCTCCGTAAGGAAGAAGAAGAAGAACCCGCTATGGAAAACATGGGCGGAGAAGAAGAAATGATGGACATTGAAGCCTACGAGCGAGCAGAAAAGGGCGCAAAGCCTACTGTTGACGGTGGCTCTTTGGAAACCGGCGAGCCAGCAGACCTCGTTGTTGTGTCCGGTGGCCGACCAACCGGTTCCTCTCAAGCCGCAGAGGAAGGTCAGGTTAGCAAAGCCTTTGACAACGCTGAATTTGGAACGCTCAACCTCTCCAATGAGAACATTGAGAAGGCTTACGCACAATTCCGTGCCGAGCAGATGGAAGAGTTGGCTCTCAAGAACCTTGAGTCCACCTTCGCTAAGAGATTTGAGGCTGAGATGGCTAGCCGTGAAGAAATGGTTGCTAAGTCGGAATACGATGCTCAGTCCGAGATTGCTTCTCTCCGAGAGCAATTCTCTTCGCTCCGCAAGTCGTTAGAGAACGGCGCACAAGAAATTCGCAAGGCTAACGAAGCCGCCCAAGAAACCACGACCCTTTCCTTGGATGAGGTCGCTGAAATGTCTTGGAGCGACATTCACAAGATGGCCAGCGGAAACTATTGAGGTGATGAAAAATGGGTTACATTAACACGATTAGAGATTTAGAAGCAGCAACTTACGGACTACCAAACTTTGGCGGCAACTCCTTGCTTAAGCAAGCAGGTGTTGTGCAGGGCCTTCACACGGCTCACGACATTGCCGATGCAAGCGCAAGCGGTGTTTCCGGTATTGGGACCACCACCGGCATGTATAATGTCATCTACGGACAAAAGGTTTGGTCTATGCTGAACCGTGAAGTCAACGCCCTCGCTATGCTCTCCAAGAGAGCCTACGCTTCCAGCGGTTGGCGAATCCTCAAGAGTCGTCCATTCGGTGGTAGCGCCGCTACTCTTACCTTGCAAAGCGACGGCACGGGCGGCGGCATTGGTTCCGACGACCCACAAGCAGACGAGATTGGTGGTGTTCCTGAGAACGCCGGTCTTTCTACTGCCGCTGACGGTCTTGGTAGCATGGCTCCAACCTACGCTCAACTCTTCATGAGTCCAAAGACTGTGGCTCATCAGTTTGACATTTCCGAACTCGCTATGGAGATGGCTCAAATTGACGATGGCCTCGGTGACATTCGGGCTATCATCCGTGAAGACATGGGTAAGGCTCACGCCGAAGCACAGAACAAGATGCTGGTTATGCCTCTTGAGTTCTACGGTGAATCTTCCGCTCTTGGCGACATTGAGCGAAACTACACCTCGCTCTTGAAGATTGTTTCCAGCCGAGCAGAGATTCTTGCTTTGGACGCTGGCGTTCTCGCTACTGACACGGCTTCCGCTACCAACGCCCTTGGTAAAATCTACGGCGAGGAGCGATTTACTGCCGCTTCTTTCCTTGACTCCGAAGTTGACTCCGGGACCTACGCCGCTTCTTCGGTTCGTGCTTTGACGCTGACCAAGATTAACGACATGATTCGCCGTCTGCGAGTCGCTGGTGGTTCGCCCAAGGTTATCCTTACGGGCTACGATACCATCCAAGCAATCGCTGACTTGCTCCAAGCACAAGAGCGATTCATGGACCGCAAGGAAGTTATTCCTACCGTGAACGGTGTGCGTGGTATCAAGGGTCAAGAAGTCGGTTTCCGTGTGGCTACCTACTACGACATTCCTCTTATCCCTGTGAAGGAAATGACCTCCACCACCAACTCGGCTGACACCGGTATTAGCGACATGCTTTTCCTTGACACGGACCATCTTTGGCTCCAAGTCATGAAGCCTACGCAATACTTTGAAGACGGTATTTCCAACGGGAACCCATTCGGTGTGGGTCGCCTTGGGAACCAAGCCCTTTACCGCACCATTGCGGAAACGGGTTGTTCCTTCTTCTTGGGCCAAGGTAAGATTACGAACATCGCTTGAGGTGATTAAGCATGGCTTTTTCATCTACGATTACCGAAACCACGGTGTTTGGTAACAAGCGTGTTGCATACGGGACCTTCACCAATGGTGGTTCCGATACCGGCGGCGACATTGAAACCGGTTTGGACCGAGTGGATGCTATTCACCTCGTCCACTCCGGGTCTGCCGTTGTTGCTTCGGCTCCCGTTGTAAACGAAACCTTCCCATTGGCTAGCGGTGATGTGACCATTGTAACGGTCGCTGATGCTGACGGCTTTTGGATTGCTTACGGGGCTTGAGGAGGGTCTTAATTGGCGACCATCAAATTAAATGATGATTGCGAATGGGACTCTCGGCAACTTCAAGGTAAAGAAGGCAAATTTGAAGTTACGAAGGCTGAATCCATTGAGGTTTCAGCCTTCGTAGCCTCTCACTACTACGCAAGCCACCGCTTAGATGTGGTGTTTGCTGAAAGTGACCGAAAGGAATTGTCTTCTCTGCCCGATAGAGAGTTGTCTATGTTAGCGGTTGCATTACAATGCGAGCCTAGCGAAGTCGTCAATCTGCTTCTTCCTAAGAAGAAGGCCCCTCGTAAGAAGGCCTCTTCAAAGAAAGAGCAATCCGAATGAAGGACAAAACCTTCATTAATGGATGATTGATAGTCCTCTTTAGGTGATAACATGCCCGACGCATCTAGGTCTAGTGGAGTTTTGACTGCATCAGCAGTCATTGTAGCAAATCCGTGTAACTTGAAGAGTGTTCACATCACTTGCAGAGCCAACGGCGCTGACGAATACATCTTGAAGATTTTTGATTCCGAGGATGCTACCTTAACAGGTAACACGGAATTGGTGCGATTTGTATTCAATGGCGACTCGTCTGCAAACAATGTGGAGGCTGACATGCACGGTGTCCTCGCTAGAGAAGGACTCTACGCTCAAGTTACTGCCCCTGCTTCACCCGATGCCGCTTCACACTTCGCTTTTAGTGTGGAGTTCAACTGAGGTGAAACAATGGCGGCTTTGAACGCAGATACAAGGCTCATCATGACGATTCTTTTCGTTGGAGTGGTGAGTGGTGCGAATGTTTTCTTCTACGCTCAGTATGGTTCCAATTTCCCCTACACTCATTTGGCTCATGGAGTCCTATTCGGTCTTATTACTGTCGGTGCTATTCTCATCATGAAGGCAGTCAACGACTTGTTCTTGAACGACTACATTGAACAGGGCTTACTTGACCGAAGAATTGAGGCTTATTGGAAGTTGAAGACCAAGGAAGAACAACAGAGAAAGCGTATGCAAGAATCTCTCAAGACCTTCCAAACGGACTTTAACACGACGAGGGTTCCCGAAATTTCTACTTATAACAACGACAACGAATTAGGAGCAGAATTCTTAGCCTCTTTGCAATGAGGTGATTGAATGCCTTTAGGGGATTTGATGGGTTTCTCGGACTCCGACTACGCCTACAATCAGCAGAGAGCGCACTCTGCTGACATGTTCTTCATGAAGATGAGGTTCTATTTTTGGGGTTCTTGTGCCGTTCTCTCATCGTTCCTTATCGGGAACATCATGGGCGTCTTTGACTTGAATGTAGTGGGTTGGATGGTAGACGCATTTACAGGTCTTTGGGGGCATTGATATGTCCCTTCTTACCGGCTTTGCGGTAGTCATTACAGAAGCCGCTATTGCCTTCTACAAGAAAATACACGCAATCAATTTCGGAGTTTACGGTGCTACAATGGTTGGAAAGACGACACTACATCATCAATTACGAACAAGAGGTGAGGTCGCTCAAATTAAAGAGCGAACAGTAGGCTTACACAGACCCACAAGAAAGGTCGTCAAGATTGATGGGGAAGCCCATACATTACGCACTTCCGATGTTGGAGGAGAGTCCATCTATTGGAAGGAATGGATGAAGGACATTAAATCTAGAAAGGTGAAATACATCATCTTCATGATTGACCACCGACACTTGGATAGTGGTGCTAATCTAGACCATCAACTCGCATGGAAATTTCTTGTAGACGGTATTTGTTCAACGAGATGGCCTAACGGTAAGAAGAAAAAAGAAGAGGATTACCCCTTAGCGATTGGCCTTTGGGCAAACAAATACGACATTTGGGGTGAAAAGCACAAACATGATGGCGAGATTGGCGACCATCCTATCTTCAAACCGTTTCAATACGGAATGCAAAAACTAAATGAACGAGGAATACCGACACATAAATACATAGTTTCGGCTAAATCGCAACCCGAAATGGTTTATCGTGGCGTTACAACGATGATTAAGGACTACTGATGAGCATGTTTCAACAACCGAATTTGATTGGCGCACAATCGGCGCAGACTACAAATCCATTCTTGCCTCCTTTGACGCAAGCAAGAGCGCCGGGTCCTGTAGAGGAATACCAATATCGGACGCTTAAGCCCAAAAAAAGGCTCAAGGAGATTCGCCAAGTTTTGATGGCCGAGAAGAAAAAATTTTTATTTTTGAAATACAGTTGGAAGTTCAATCTTCGTGACCGTTGCGTTGTTTGTGGTGTGCATCATGTTTGGGATGCTGGTGATTATTTGCGGCCTCCTATCCCTCTTAGTCATGTGGAAAAGGGTCGTCCAATGAAGGGAACCTACTGTCCAAAACACGCCGGTATTCACAAGCAAATGGAAATGCTACAACAACAAATCATGGCTGAAGAACATGGTCTTGACTTTAAGGCGTTTATTCCAAAGCCTAGAGTTCCGCAAGTCTTATCAAAAGGGCCGCTAACCACATTATCACAGGCCGATATAGTTTCGCTAACGGGCGCTGGATGGGTGATTACAAGACCTCAAACAAAGAAGGACGAAACCCCTCCCGAAGAAGTAGTGAGATTAAGCCAAGAGATGCGTAATTCATTGGAAAGAATGCAATTTTTGATTGAAGGAAAAGGTGAATGAAATGGTATTTGGTCCTAGTAACAACGACATTGTGGGTGCTATTGGTGCTTCTCAAGAGTCGCAATTCAAAACGGTGAACAATCTCCTGTCCTTGCAGGACAACCATGTTGAAGAATTCTTCCAATATCACGGGCATAGATTTCTTACCTCTTTAGAGAAGTTAATGGAAGATGTAACGGAAAGAGTGGTTTCGCAAATGTTGGCTAAGTTGGAATTCATTCAAGATTCTACTACGGGTAAGATTACTGTTCACCCCGATTGCCTTAGGGAATACGAGAAGATTACCCAAGAAAACATTCAGTTGGACATTAATTCTATTATGCAATCAGCCATTGATACTGAAGTCGTCAATCAAAGAAAGATGGCCAAGCAACAATACCTTGAATCTCAAGGCTTTTCCTCCCCTCAAATGGGTGGCGGTCAAATGGCTGGCCCTACCGCTGGCATGGCTTTAGCAGGAGTGACCGGGAACACTCAACAATACCAACAAATGCAGGGTGCTATGAACAACGGTAGCGGATACCCGGTCCCCCCTAACGGAACCGATGGCTACGGTCGCCCGTATTGGATTGATGCTCAAGGCCAAATGTCTTACGAACCTCCTTCAAGTGGGCTTCATTTAGGTGCGGCAATCCAAAAGGGTGCGGCTTGGGCTAAATGGTTAATGTGAGTTGATTTGATTTGGTTGAATACAAAGTCCAAATCGGCAACGCTATTCTAGACGCAACTGCGTTTGGTAAGAGTAAGATTGTCAAGAATATTTTTCAGTCCTATTTAGAAGGCTACACGCCCGGAGATAAGGACGAGGATTTTGATAATCAAATTGAAAAATTAGAGGTTGTCAATAGAGGAACGAGTTACGAAGACAATGTTAGACCCGTTTTAGAACTTCTAGATGAGGAACTTGAAAGATTAGAAACTAAAGATATTGGTAAAACTTCTATCAAGTTTGACAAGAAAAAATTTGCTCTTGATTCCTCGGAGGATGAAGAAGGTAAATCCTTCGCCATTGATACAGACCAATTTGATTTTTCCCTTAGAGATTTAACCGACGATAGCAAAATCAATCAAATCCTAGGGTTCGGGGAATACACTAGAGAGTTTGAAGATTTAACTTCAGTTAAGGATATTACAAAGGAAATTAATGAAAGGCTAGATAGAAGTTTCCCAACTCTCTTCAACTATGTTCAAGAGAATTTAGTAGTGAAGAAAGAAGGAGAATCTACTGTTCTGTATTTTGATGATGGTGATTTCACTATGAATGTCTTGAGAGAGTTTTCTCCTTCTCGCTTGTCTTTCAAGAGAGAGAAAGGTGGGTCTAAATCGGCTGAATTTTCTTCGTATTTGCGTTTGGTTGAATTAGAAGAGAAGGTTTCGGATTTCCGGGATACTCCTACGGAACTTGTAAAGGAGATTCAAAAGAGTTGGAGAAATGAATTCTACGAACTTTCCATTGAAGGAAAGAGAAACGAACTCCCAATTGCTCGTCTAAAGGATATTAAAGAAGGCAGTAGAGAAGCCGCAGAACTATTCATCAAGACTATTTTCAATGGTGATAGGGCAATTAAAATCTTTAATGACGCCTACAATGTTTCCAATGAGATTGTTGATGTTAAGTTGACTTTCCCCAACGAAATATTGTGTGACCCGGAAGGAGAAACAGAAGGCGCTCAAGCATTCGCTAGTAGTGCCAAGGTTTTGGACGCCCCAATCATGGTGGAAAGAATTACTTCCGGAACCATGACTTGGACCTCTACGGATAGACCCGGTATGGAAGGCTACATTAGAGATATTGACCCATACGATAGAGGCGCTAGAGTGGACGGCGAGAGAGTCAAGGTCATGGGAGAGTTACCTCCCTACTTCCCTCAAGGCATGACAAGAGGCGATTCGGAAAAGGTCATTGATATTCTTGAGGATTTCTTGTATTCAACTGCGGCCAATTATTTGGAGTTGAAAGAAGCAATTCAAGAAGCATTGGCGAAATTACCCGACACAACTGAGGAGGAGTAACTTTGCCTGTATCATCATCCCCAAGCGACTACACCAACATTGATGTTGACTACTCGCAAGGAAAGGGCTACTACACGGACAAATCTGCTATTGCAGACCTCCTGCAAATCCCTGCCTTTACTTCAGTTACCAATCCTACTGATGCTCAGATTGGTAGTATTATCAAGCGTGTAGAGGGGATAATTGACGATAAAGTAGGGCGTTCTTACAGACCAATTATTTGGAAGGACGAGTTTAGGGATTTTGAATTTACTCGCCATCCTATTCAATCCTATTACGGCGGGTATGTTGGATTTGTCCAACTCAATCAAATGAAGATTAGAAAGATTATCAGTTTGCAAGTTTGGGAAGGCAACAACTACAGAGAGTTAGCCTCTGCTCAAGCCAGCATTGATTTGGATACGAGCGGCTACAACAACATCAATACGATTACCATTCAGTTACCCAATTCCGGTGACTCTTGGGTGTTGAAATACAACGGGCATACTGACGCTCCTGCCGCTTCTGCTTCTTTTAATTCCTCCTTTGGTGCAAAGACCACGGCCAAAGAAATCGCCGCACTCATCAATGAAGAGTTCCCCTCCAAGACGGCTCAGTTTACAGGAGCAACTACAGAGAAGGCGCTTCTCTCTACTCCCAATTCCTACAACATCTCGGACTTTTTCTACGCCTACACCGACAAACAGGACGGAACGAAGATTCACATTTCTAGTCTGTTGGAGGGAGAAGATGGCTCCGACTGCACTATTACAGTTGCAGACCAAGCAGGAAAGGATTCGTCAACTACGGTTGAAGACTTTACTGATAAACAAGAGATGCGTCGTCTTGGTGATTTTTGGACGATGGACAACGATGGTAGAATCTTCTTCCTCAAGCGTTATCCTTACCACAACAAGAATTCAGTCATTGTCAACTTTATTGCCGGTGATGGTCGTGTTCCTTCTGCTATCCACGAAGCGGCTACGAAACTTGTAGCGGCTGAGATTCTTCGCCACGACGACCAAACCATTCTCATTGCCGAAACGGGAGCCAATATCTCTACCAAAGAGAAGTATGACATTCTGCGAAAGGAAGCAATGGAGATTCTTGACGGCAAGAAGGACCTTGTGTATTTGATTGATTGATATGTCATTTCAAGACGCAAAGAAAATCTTTGAGCGTTTTTTGGAGAGGGAAAAAGAGAGAAACATACAGATGTTGGAACTCTCTAGACTGCTTGGTGTTGATTTTACCTTTTCCAACGAAGAAATGATAAAGCAGGCAGAAGAGGCATTTGTAGCGCACATGGAGTTAGAAGTGCAGAAGATGATTGAGGGGGCTTTAGATGGACGAGGTTAGTTTGGTTATTGACTTGCTTGATACCCAATGGTCAACTTCTGCAACTTCGCTTGTCAATGATGGAGTCATTGATGTTTCACATTCGGCTAAACCCAATCTCATTGATGTTCGCTCATTGGAAAAGAACAAGGGTGTGAGGTATGACCTCTCTTCTAAAGATGTGATTATTGTGTTTGAGGACTCAAATGAAATCATCTATCCTACTCTTTTCTACGATACTCGTAGAGAGGTGTTCAATTTCACGCTTCACATTAGGACGGTGCATGATGAACGAGGCGCTACAGATGCCGATTTCGGAAAAGACAGGCTAAGGGCTTTATACTTGATAACCCGTCACGCAATTGAGAGCAATCGTAGGGGGTATGAGTCTTCGGATAATTCGTGTTTCAATCAACTCTATTTCGGTTCACGAAGCGAGTCAAATGACAGAGCAAAACGATTATTCGGATACAAAATCAACCTCACGGCAAATCGGCGCTCATTACTCCCCTAGGGTTTGTTTGTAGGAAGTGGGATTATGGCAAGACCAAATATATTTTTAGGAAGCGGTGCATCGGTAACTTTTGTTCCCGAAGTGGATATTTATTTGAAGCCTACCTCTTTGAACGCAGATAAAAATGAACTCCTTATCCATTCGGATTTTACTGCTAACTTTGACTTGGTTAATGACCTGTATGTGGGTTGTGTTTTAGAGTTCTACGATAATGGAACGCTTACAACCACTCACAGAATTACTTCCAATACCGGGACGAGGATTACCTTTCACCCCGCACAAACAGGAATTACTTTGGATACGACAAATGATTACTACAGGCTCAAGGGATATGGTGCGCCTTGTCCCGCTAAAAAAGTCCTAGGTGGCTCAAACATTTACACCGCAGAAGTCACCAATTTTACCTTTGCTAGCGATACTAAAACGGACTATAGCGGGGATTGGATTTACTTCCACGAAATTCAAACAAGCGATGCGGGGGCAGAAAGAGCAGTTGTTGTTTGGTGGAATACTACAGGAGCCGAAACCGTTCCTAGTCATGGATTAGCAGGCACTCCTCTTGTTGTAGAAGTTGATATTTCCGACTCCGGACTTACCACTCAAGAAGAATACATTGCGGCTACTGTTGCGGCTATCAATGCAGAAAGTGTGGACTTAACCGCTAGTAGAAGCAACAACATTTTGATTATCACCAATACTTATGGTGGACCCACTACTGATGCAAACTCTAGTAATGCGAGCCACATTACACATGAAACCGCTACGCAAGGTTCTACTGTTCTCTCGTCTTCTACTGCCAAAAAACTCAACTCGGACAATTGGTTAGGTATCGTTGAGTCTTTGACTTTCCCTAGTGTTGATGTTGAATTCAAACAACAGAACCTCTTTGTTGGTGGTAGTCGTAACTATACCTACCAATACAAGGGGATTGAAACGGCAGGAAACGCCAGCATCGGCATTGTTGCAAATCATGGTGCTTGGCTTTACTATTTCTTCGGCAAGTGTGATTCTATCTCCGCAACTCTTCTTTCTTCCACGAATCCGGCGAGTGATTTCGCAGGCGCACTTACCGGTGAAAACAAGTTTTACCTTAACGGTGCTTCAATTACTGACACCGGGCCTCTCTTCTATCGTAGCATTGACAACGAAATGACTCCTCCCGTTCTTAGAGG